TCAGATTGTCTCTCAATAAGATCCATCGCTTGAATTAATGCAGCACCTAGAAAACTGATTGCTATTCCAACTACTGTTGCGATTAGTACTAGTTTTAATTTTGATTTTTTCACTTTGTTTATTTTTTTAGTGATTTGACAATGACGCTCCGGAGAGCGTTTCGATCATTAAGATCTCATCAGATTGCCTTTACATTGATTTAAGGATTTCTCTTTCCATTAATTCTCTTGTTTGCTCTCTTTGGAAAACGTCTGTCATTTGTAATGCACCATGTACACTTCTGTACATATCATATTTTCTGTTGTGAAAATTGTAGACCTTGTTAGATCTAGCGTTGTAAAGCATTTTTTGGTGGTAATCAATTCCTAGTTTTAAAACAGACATTTGGAATTTTATGTCTTCTAGGTTAAGGAAACAAAGTCTTTTAGTGTTAGACTTTACGTTTTGTGTTGCTGTAGTTGAAATTTGTACTCTCATGATTTTCAGTTTAAATTAATATTTGTTTTGAACGATGGTACAAATATAACGAAATATTTTCTTAACATCCAAATGTTAAAAACACAAAAAGCGTAGAAATCTGCGTTTTAACCTGTAAAATCAAGGGAAAATAATTTAAAAAAAATTTTTACGACTGTCCAAGTTGGGGGGTATTTGGGGGGTAATTTAGTTACCTCGGAGAGACTCGAACTCTCAACCTACAGATTAGAAGTCTGTCGTTCTATCCAATTGAACTACGAGGCATTTTGCTTTACATATGATCCACAATGTGTAAAGGTTTTAGGGTTTTCTTATCAGATCATTTTGGGGTGACCTTATCAAATTACTATAGGGGAATATAAAGATCTCGTATAAGGTAATTATATATGCGTCTTAACTGTATACGTCCATATACGGTAACACAAAACTGTTGGCCTTTAAACTTCTGTTTCTTGGTTAATCTATCAACAAACCCTAATGCGAGTAACTTCTTATGTTCTCTATAGATCGGTGTCTGATTAGATCTATTGGCTAACCATCCCATACGTTCACATATGGTTATAACTTCTGGCATAGTATAATAACTAAATTCCTGTTTATTCTCACTCTCTCGGATCGCACAGGCTAAGAAGATCATAACTGTTCTGTACTGTAGTTCATGATCTAAACTCTTGATGTATTTATTTACGCTGTGATGATGGCTGAACAACTCAACCAATTTCTTGGCTACAACCATGGACGTATCAATATGTAAATAACAAAAATCACTAGGCTAATATCACCTACCTTTTCCAATATCTTGAATGAGTCTTCATATTGTTGTTGGCTTCTTCCTTGTCTTAAATTCTCGTCTTGTTCTGTCATGTCTTATTTAGTTTTAATTGTTAGTAATCAAAATCTTCAGGACGTTGCATCGTTTGTATAACGAGGGCAAAATATTTTCCTGTTTGGGTGAACGTTTCCCTTTTTGTGTAAGATCCGGTACAAAAAATGACTACCGGATGCAAAAATCGTAGTAGATGAAATGTAAACGACTGGTTATCAGGTGTATGGGTGGGTTTGTCCAAGTCCTAAGTGGACTGTTTTCGAATATAAATGCCGATTTCACAGGGTACCCAGTTCCTCATTTCCAGTTTCCCATTTCGATCGGTTGGCCCATATACTAGGTGTTGCCACACAAAAACATCTACAATGACGTTCTGAGCAAATATAAGAAACTTTATTTAATTTTTAATGGTGTTATGCCGGACCATTTTTTAGACCATCTTAGAACCTTTTAAAATGATTCGGGGTGATCAAACATGTAGTATATTGGTTTAATATAATATACTAGTATTATATATTATATATATTATATATTATACTATATATATAGAGGGGTAGCCAATTTGTCTAGCCAAGATAGCCATAATGTCTAGCAGTTAATATTGTTGTTAAGAACTTGTTAATTATTTGCATGTGAACAATCGTTCATTTTTTTAAATTGCATTTCATGAATATGATTGGACAACGAATAGCAGTTAAGGTTTCAAAGAAATACAACGATGAGGTTGAGTTTTCTTCTGGAGAAAAACTGTATATAGACGTTTCCTGGAATCCAGAACATCACGTTACGATATGTGGAGAGGTCGTGGCTTTGCCTAGAGGAGAGTGGTGTAAAAACACAAGAGGAGATTGGATCAAGCAGGAGTTACAAGTAGGCGACCTAGTCTATTTCAATTATCTAACTGTAGATAAAGAAAATCTTGTAACAGGGGAAAGGGATGTCTACCTTGTCGATTTAGAGGAGTGCTTTTGTTTTGTGAGGAGCGGAAGCCTTGCTGCTATTTCCAATCATGTACTAGTGGAACCTGATATCATTGAGGAAAAGGTAGGATCTATTTATGTAGGTGTACCAAAGAAGAGTGAAGAAGAGGGATATGTAAGGCATATAAGTACTCCGCTAAAGAATAAAGATGAACTGGGTTTGATTAGTGGGGATAAGGTTAGATTTCATGAGAGAAATTCTTTTCTAAACAAAATCGAGGGTGTTGAATATTATGTGATGAAACAGGACGATTTATTAGGAAAGTTGATTGGAGGGACCGTATAACATACCAAGATGTATTTTTGATCATGCGAGATTATATGTCGACACACGAGTCATGGCCAATCGTGACCACTACAAAAAATTATACTGGAAGTCTAGGAGTTACAAATACAAGAATCCTATTCTATTTGACGAGCCGGTAGACAACGAATTCTATACAGATTTTAAGGGAATATTAGCAGAACTATTAGTTAGGCACCACTTTGATTTAAAAGGGACTAATTATACTACCTCAGCCTTTGTAAAAGAAAAAGGGGTTTCTGATGCTGATTTAATTGTAAATGACAAAAAGATTGATGTTAAGGGGTGTGAGAGATCTCTGAAGGTTAATATGTTTACTATTGAGAAATTAGATGTGGACTATGTATTGTTTGTTTTATTCTTATCTGGTCAAAGATATGTGTTATTAAACTTTAAAAAGAAGGATATAAAGGATTGGGATGTTGTTACAATAAACGAGCGAAATAAATATTATGAGTTTAAGGTTGATAAACGTAGGTTTAGATATGACACCCCAAATCAAACTACCCCCAAATAAAAATTTTTGAAAAACGAGTAGCGAAAATAGACCCCCGAAATGAAAAAACACGTTAAATTATATCACGAATCATTTATGCACGAACCCGGTGATTGGATTGGTTGTGAGGTATGTGACACTACAGCAGTTGATATTCATCATATAGAACCTAGAGGTATGGGTGGTTCATCAGAAAAAGATAGTCCAGAAAATTTAATGGCTTTGTGTAGAGAGTGCCATTCATATTTTGGAGATAAGAAAAAGTTTAAAAAAATGCTAAAGACCATGCATTATGAAAAAGTCAAAAGAATATATGAATCACTTAGCAGCGACCAAATTGCCTAAAACTTTATTAGGAGATTATATCTTAAAATTGAAGATAGATCAGCCATACCACCCTGCGATAAAAGTACTTCAAATTCATTGGGATAAAATGTTATAAATTTTGTACTGCTCGTTCAATTTTGTCTACTACAGACATCTTCACACCATAAAGATCTGGTGAGTTAGCATTTTCTAATGCTGCTAATACATCAAGTAAGAGTTCAACCTTTCTAATTGCTAGAACGTCTACTGCGTTTTGATCACTAAGTATAAATGGTTGATTCTCCCCTGCTGACATATTATTTTTGTTTTTTGATTTTCTTAATTTGCTTAATCATTTGTTTAGATGGTTTTTTCCCTGAGCCTTTTGCTGCTCTTATATTATCCCAAAGGCCTCTTTGAGAATAACTACCATCCGCACGTTTAATCATCTCTTTACCCATAGTTAATTATTTATGAGCCACACCCAACACACTCAATATACGAATCTGTTGGCTTAACTCCATTAATTTTCATTTTCAAATTATGAATCTTGTCAGCAATTTCCATTTGCTCTCCAAAATCAGAAGTCATAGATTTTAAAATTTCTAATTCTTCTACTTGTTGTTTTAAATCTGTAGGCATTAGTTAAAGTTTGTTTTACCTCTTGATGTACTTGACCCTCTTCTTCCTCCGCCACCTAATAAATAACCATATCCATTTTTTCTAGCCCATTCAGCGGACTCTTTTTCAGATGTTTGTGATTTAAATATTTCATATAATTCTTTAGGAGTCATGTCATTACCTCTTTTTCTCATACTAATTGCTAGTGAAGAAATTAAACCTTTAGGTAACCCTTCAGCCCAATGCTGTGTTTTAATCCAATCTTCTCTAGTTTGAGTGATAATTTTTTCTTCTTTAGTAGGAACTTTTTTAATAATTTTTTCTTCAGAAACAACTTCTATAGGTTTTTTACCTTCATTAAATTTAGTTCCTTCTCTTTTAAAGTTTTCTATAGATCCAAATTCTCTTTTCTTACCATCAGGTAATTTATCCCACGCTGACTGCCAACTAACTCCAGTAGGCTTATGACCAGGCTCTAATCTTTTCTTTTTTATTATTTCTTCTACTTCTTTTTCTCCTTCGATAATTTCAATTCTCTGTCTTTTATTTGCAGTGTTTTCATCACCACCTATATAATTCCAGTCATAATTATCATCTTCTGCTTTTTTCGCAATCTCTCCCGCTCTTCTAATCGCCTCTTCCTTATCAAAATCAGAAGCAAGTTGTCTGCCTTCTGCTTCAAAATCTTTCTTTTTTTGAATTTCACTCTCTCTTGCGTCTCTTTTTGCTTTAATTTCAGCATCTCTTTTAGCCTTGAAGTCTGCTATTTGTTGCTCTCTTTCAGCCCTTTTCTTTTTTAAAAGTTCTTTTTTAGCCAAAACAGCCTTTTCTCTTTCAGATAAAGCAGTCTCTCTATTTGCAGAAGCCTTTTTTCTTTTTTCTAGAATAGCCGCTATTTTTGCTTTTCTATCATTTATTACTTTTTGCCTTGGGTCAATAATTTCTTCGTCTTCCATAATATTTATTTAAACATTGCCTCATTCATGGCATTGTAGTTTACACTTGCGTTAGGATCTAATGTAGATGTATTGTATGTGCTAGATTTATTTTCAGGGTCATTTTTAATTTTTAATCTTTCCGCACGTTTTTTAGCAGCAGTATTACGTCTGTCTAGTCGTTTTTTCTTCCTAATTTGTTTAGGTGTTTTTGTGCTATCTGGTGTTTCTATTGCCATAACTTACTTCTTACATTTTTTACACTTACTGTAAGGCTTTCCACACTTACACATCTTTTTGATCTTTGAATATGCCATAATTATGATTTTTTAGTTTTTTTAATTCTACTTTTTTCTCTTCTACCTCTATTTACTGATTGGTCTTCAAAACCAACTATATTCCCATTTTCATGAGATGCATCTAAACCATCACCGTTTCCATATGTACCTCTTTTACGATTGTATTTATTAAGAAGTGCTCTATATCTTATCATAGCAGGAGAAGATTGAAACTTTTTATATTCCGCTTTGTAATCTCTACCTGCCATTATTATTTCTTTTTATCCTTCTTCTTAATCTTAATTGTTACCTTAGGAAGTTCATCATTTACCTTCTCAGCAGTTTCGACAACTTTGTCTTTAACTTTTTTGATTATTTTACCAACACCAGTCTTACCTCTTTTTTCTTTATATTCCGCTTTAGCCAATAATTGCTTTATCTTTTTTTCAAGATTATACGCTTGTTGGAGTTTACCTGCTTTTTTGTAGTATTCAACTTTTAACCTAAGTTTTTCTATTTTATCCATTGTCTTTATTTTTATTTTCTTGTCTTAAATAATACCAACGCTGTGCGGTATATCCAATTGAAATAACCAGAAGTGATATTTTAAGTACGGTGTCTATTTGTGTCATTGAGATTGTAAACGTCCCTGCGTTAATAAGGTATAATTTTAAGTCTTGCATGTTCATAATGGGGTTACCAGGTTTTGCAGGCCCAATATCTTGCTTTCCATCTTGGACCCGGATTATCGCATTTATGTCTAGCCCTAAAAGATTTTCTTCTACTAGGGATGTTTTTTTTAATTTTCATGTTAGGATCCCCAAAGTGAACTACAGTAACTTTTCCGTTAGGCTTCTTTACATAAACCTTACTTTTTTTTGCTGCACGTTCTGACTTCATAACTTTATTAAGCGTAACGTTCTTACCCTGATATAGTGCCATAACAATTAATTAAAGGGTAAATATAAATTATGTTAGTAGATAGGGCCTAATAATTTTATACCCGATCTACTGTCTTAAAAGTCAAGTATGAATTTTAATAACTGACCCAGGATTATGTTTTATTTTTACCAAAAACCAACAGTATGTCTTTAACTGAAATCTTCAATACAGAAGACTTTAAAAAAATGATATTTAATCCTTTTAAGGTAAAGGGATCATTAAAAAAGAAGTATCCAAAAATGAAAATGTTTAGCAGTTTTCAATCTGCTGAAGATCAGATGATTGCATATGTGCTTTATATGTATGATCAAAATACACCAATGAAAGAACAGTTTCCTGATCTTAAGATTAGAAAAGAACAAGCAGCAATACTTTCTGGATATGATCTTGTAAAAGACAACGATAAATTACATGACATGTTTTTCTTTTTATCAAGTAAGTTGGTTGACATGGTTGATGAGTTTTTAAGAAAACAAAACAATAGAATATGGTCTATGATTGTTTCTAATGAACAAACGTTTTTTGAGTATCAAACAAAATTATTAAGTCCAGTTGAGGGTGATCGAGATAAAGATATTTTGCAGGCATTGCAAATAAAATCTAAAATTATGGATGACCTAAATACTATAAACGATAGATTGGATTCATACTATATGAAACTGTATGGAGAAGATCAAGAGTTGTTGAAAGTGATTAAAGCAGATAAAAGGCTTACACCAGAATTTATTGCAAATTTATGACAGTAAACATTCAAGGAGTTGAATATACTCTTCCGACAAAAGGAAAGGTTTTTAATGTTATAACTAAAGAAACAGAAAAAAGACCTATAATAACAAGTTCTTCTAAAAAGGTAGATCAGGTTTGGATAAGAACTGAATTACCTGAAAATTATGAATATAAAAGAAAAGAAGAATTAATAAAGCAAGCGGAGGATAAAGATTATTTTGATGTTGAGTTAGAAAATTTCAGATCACAGGAATGGGATAGAAGACTTAATGGTGTTTGGTTTATGAATAATGGAAAAGCAGAATACATAACTGGCTTACATTATTTGTTTTTAAACTGGTGGAAAATAGATATTGGATATCCAAACTTTAGAAAAGTAGATCAAGAATATTTTTATTTTTTACAATCATGTATAGACAACCCTGAATGTCTAGGAATGATAGAGTTAACTAAACGTAGACAGGGGAAAACTGTAAGAGCCGGTGTATTTATGTTTGATCTTATATCAAGATCTAAGAATAAAAATGGTGGTATACAATCTAAAACTGCAAGTGATGCGAAAAACAATGTGTTTGCTAAATCCATTGTTGGACCATTTAAAAAACTACCAGATTTCTTTAGACCGGTTTATGATCAGTCAAAAGGGGTCACCCCAACCTCAGAATTAAGATTTTATAGAACAACTAAACGTGGGAGAAAGTCTCTCGAAGATTTAGGTAAACCCGAACTCGAATCACAAATAGACTGGAAGAGTTCAGATAAATATGCATATGATGGAACAAAATTACACAGATACCTTGGTGACGAGGTTGGAAAAACTATGGAAGTGGATGTCTGGGAAAGGCACAATGTTGTACGTTTCTGCTCGGAACTGGATGGCTCGTATATTGGAAAATTACTTTATACAACCACTGTCGAAGAAATGGAATCAGGTGGTGAATCGTTTAAAAGGTTATGGGACGCTAGTAATCAAGAAGATAGAAATGTACATGGTAGAACTGCCAGTGGATTATTTCGATTCTTTACTCCCTCATATAAAACCTTATACTTTGACAAATATGGTTATGCAGATGAAGAACGTGCTAAGGACTATTATTTGGCTGAACGTGCAAATCTTGTCAATGATGATCGTGCTCTTTCTAGTATTATTAGGAGAAATCCATTCACTATTGAAGAGGCTTTTAGGATAGATGGAGAAAGATCTTTATTTAATGCAATGAAATTAAATGATCAAATAGATCGTATATCTTGGAATGAAAATCTATATACAAAAGGTAATTTTGAATGGGTAGGTGACAGAGAAACTGGCCATGTAGAATTTAAGCCTATGTCGAATGGAAGGTTTAAGGTATCATATTTGTTTGAAGATTTTAAAGATGCTAATAATGTTATAAAAAGAGGTAAAAATTATTTTCCAACAAGAAAGGGTGAATTTACAATGGGTTGTGATCCATATGACCATGACAGTACTGTAGACCAAAGAAGATCTAATGGAGCCTTCTATGTGTACAAGAAACACAACTCAATATCAAATTTTTATGACAGTTCATTTATAGTTGAATATATTTACCGACCAAGTACCGCAAGACAATTTTATGAAGATGTCTTGAAGTGCTGTCACTACTACTCTTGTGATCTCCTATTTGAAGACAATAAGATTGGTATAAAAAATTATTTTGAAGATAGAGGTTATTCTGCCTTCTTAATGTTTTTACCTGGTAGTGCGAAACCTGGGATGAGTGGATCTGTGAAGACACATCAGCAAATTGCAGAAGTAACTGAAGACTATATAGAAAATAACGTTAGTAAAGTTTGCTTTCCGGAATTATTAAAAGACTGGTTAGAATTTGATATAAGTAAAACAACAAAATTTGATGCAGCGATGGCCGCAGGATATACACTTATAGCAGACAAAAATATACTCTTAAAAAATTATCTGAGAAAAGGTAATCTTGTGGAGGCAAAAAATATGTTTAAAAAGTTTAAGGTAGGATGATAAAACACAAAGAGAAAGCAAACTATCCAAACCATAACATTGACCCAAGAGATAAGGGCAAGGATTGGTGTTTGTCATACGCTAAAGCAGCGTGGTCTGATTATACACAACATGGAACCCAATCATTTCACAATAATAGAGGTACATATCCAAAAATAAAAGATTACGCACAAGGTAATCAGTCTATTAATAAATATAAACAATTACTAAATGTAGATGAAGCAGATAACGAAAGTTGGTTTGCTATTGATTGGACTGTGTTACCTATAGTTCCAAAATTTAGAAGAATTGCTTTAGGAAAATTAAGTAAATCAGAATATAATATAACAGCAACTCCAATAGATGCATTAGCACAGTCAGAAATAGAATCATATTATAAGACTACAAAAGCAAAAATGGATCTTAGAAATATGGCGGCTAAGTCTGCTCCAGGAATGGAACAGTTTAGTGCGTTAAAAGCAAAACCTAATGAGCCATTAAATGATGAGGAATTAGAAATGCATATGGCTTATACATATAAGCATAATGCTTCTATTGAAATGGAACAGGGTATCGATTTAATCTTTCATACAAACGATATGGAAGAAAAAAGAAAGCAAGTAAATGAGTATTTATTTGATTATGGTGTTGCGGGTTATAAAGAATTTATCGATAGTAATGGTGCTGTAAAAATTAGAGTTGTAGATCCCGCTAAGTTATTAATATCTCATTGTAATAAAAGAGACTTTAGTGACAAGATACATATTGGAGAAATTACTGAAATGACTATTTCTGATTTAAAACAAAGAGCAGGAAGTTATTTTAATGAAAAAGAATATCAAGATATAGCAGACAGGTTTTCTGGAAGACAGGGAGATATTAAAATGTTTCCATCTAACAAAAAATTTTATAAGCATTATGATGATAGAAAGATATTAGTTTTAGACATGGAGTTTTTCTCTGTTGATCAAATGGTTCATGAGTCAAGAACAGACAAAAGAGGTAATAAAAGATTTGGTAGAGCAGGATATAATAGTTACAACAAAAAAAAGAAAAAATTCATAAGGTCTTCTTACAAGACTGTTTATAAAATTTCTTGGATTGTAGATTCTGAATACTGTTTCAATTTTGGTTTATGTTCTGATATGAAAAGAATTAAGTCAAATTTGATGGATACAGATTTATCTTACCATTTATTTTCTCCTGACTTTCATAACATGAAACCTTTAGGTATAATGGAGCAATTAATACCTATTGCAGATCAGATACAAATATCATGGTATAGGTTACAAAACACAATCAATCAAGCAAGGCCAAAAGGTATAATGATTGAATTAGGTGCTTTAGAAGATATTCCTTTAGGTGCCGGAGGTCAACAGATGAAACCAATGGATGTTATTGATTTGTTCAATAAAACAGGTACTCTTGTTTATAGAAAAAACGATATAGGAGGTAAACCAACTAACTACAAACCAATAGAAGAGTTAGAAAATGGGCTAGGTAGAGATGCTATGACTTATTATCAGGTTATACAAAACAACATTGAGATGATAAGACAAATAACAGGTCTTAATGAATTTACAGATGGATCTACTCCTGATGCTAGATCATTAACAACTACTGCAAAATTAGCGGCCCAAGCAACTAATAACGCACTAGCACATATTGAACAAGGAGAAAGAAGATTACTAGAAAGACTTGCGTCTGCTGTTATAGTAAGATTGCAGGATTCAGTAAAAAAACACCCTATCGAAGGTTATATCAGATCTTTAGGAAAAAACACTATGGAGTTTTTTAAAATGACTCCAACTGTTTCAAAACACGAGTTTGGTGTAAAAATTGAAGATAGACCTACAGAGGAACAAAAAGCAAGACTTATGCAAATACTTCAAGCAAGTGTAGCACAAGGACAAGTGGATTTTGAAGATGCTGTATTTATTGAGCAAATAACTAATTTAAAACAGGCTCAACAAGTATTATCGTATCGTATAAAAAAGAAGCGAGAAGAAGCACAGCAACAGGCTATGCAACAGCAACAGCAAAATGGCCAGATTCAAATGCAATCTGCTCAGGCTGCTGAACAATCTAAGCAACAAACTTTGCAAATGGAAATGCAGGCTAAAATGGAAATGGAAAAACTCAAAGCAGAACTACAGTCTCAACTACAAAAAGAGAAATACCAGTTTGAATTAGAGTTAGCAGGCATGAGAGAACAAGGTTCAAGTGAAAGAAGTTTAATGGACAATTTACCAACAAAAGAGGCCTTTATGGCGGGTATGCAAGAGCAAACAGAAGAAGCACCGGTACCTGGAGGAATGCCTCAACAGCAATAAATAAATTAAAACAAAACACAAACAATTATGGAAGAAGAATTCGATTTATCAGAAGTCAAAGTCGTTGACGACAATGGTGAGGCTCAACCTGTAGAAGTTCCTGTAAAAGAAACTGAAACAGAAAATCCTGAAACAGAAAATGTAGAAGGGGATACAGAGGTAGAAGATACCTCCGAAGAGCAAACAGAGGTAAAAGAAGAGCCAAAAGCAGAAGAAACTGCGGCTCAAGAAGAAACTACTGAAGAATCTGTACAAGAGACTTCAGAAAGTAATCTACAAGATACTGTAGAGTTATTTGATCAATTAGATAGTATATCAAAAGACTTAACAGATGGAAAAGTAGAAACATTAGAAGACTTTTTTGAAGAGTATAAAAGGCTGAGAGATTCATCCGATACTCAATTTAAAGATGACTACATTAAAAATGCAGTCGAATATTACAATAAAACTGGATCGCTTACACCGTATTTGGAGGCAACTTCAGTTAATTATGGGGAAATGTCTGACGAACAAATCATGAGACGTGAACTAGAACAGGCAAACCCTACCCTATCTGCAAAAGCAATTGAGCGTTTGTATAATAGAGACATAGTTAACAAGTATTCTTTAGACGAAGATAAGTATGATCAGGAAGAGGTAGAACTTGGTAAGGAACTTCTGAAAGCAGATGCTACTAAACTAAGAGATAAGTTTGTTGACGAACAAAAAAACTTTACTCAACCTGAAATTGAAAAGACTGAAGAAACTGAAACTGTAGACAATACTGCCCAAATGGAGAAATGGACAGAAACCGTAACATCAAATGATTTCACTAAAGACGTTTTAGAAAACAAACGTATTTTAATAGATTATAATGATGAGAAATTTTCTTATGAAGTGGAGAATCCTGAAGAGTTAAAGGCTATGACAGTCGATAACAATAAGTTTTTTGCACTTTTTAAAGACGACAAAGGTAATGTTGATTTTGATAAATGGTATAGAGTATTGGCTTATGCTTCAGATCCTGAAGTTTACGATTCATCTCTTATTGCACATGGACAAGAGTTAGGTCAAGAAAAGGTTGTTTCGGATTTGAAAAACCCAACTAAACCTACAAAAAGCACACAGCAATATAAAACACCATCAAGTCCTTTAGAAGGATTGTTTGGTGCACTGAGTAGAGGTGACTCAGATGTTAAAATCATTCGTTAAATAAAATTAAAAATTAAAAAATGGAAAATTCTAGTTATATAAGTTCTCTATCATTCCTACAACATTCATTTGTACAAGGAAGAGAGATCTTGTCAAGCGTCTTAGACGTACAAAACGAAGAGGAAGGATTCCTTGACGTTATGCAGGCATTAGGCAAATTGAAGCCTACTAGCCAACCAGTATACCATGCGTTCGTAAATGAAGCATTGTATAAGGACAATGTAATCCAAATCTCTGAAGCAGGATCAGGTACCGGAAAACAATCAGGTATCGCTACTTCTAAAGTAGGTAATGCAAGAGTAGGTGATTTAATGATGGGTGCATCAGGTAATGTATATTTGATTACAGCAATTGCATCTAATGGTGAGGTTGACTTTGTACCAGTAGATGGTGCAGGTTTGGCAACTGACTATGATGCAAGTGGAGATCAATTTGTTGTATTTTCAAATGCACAAGGTGAAGGATCTGGTTCTCCAGACCCTATCAAGTATGGTCTTACAAAGCAGTCTAACAGAGTGCAAATCTTTAAAAACAAATACAGAATCTCTGATGTTGCTAAAGCATCTAAGATCACTGTTGAGTATAAAGGTAAGCCTTACTTCATGTACAAAGGTACTTACGAAGCATTACAAAGATTTAGAGGTGATATCTCTAACGCTTTAATGTTTGGTGTAGGATCTGGTGACTTCTACGCAGGAGCATCTGTGGGTGACATGGCAATTGGTGGAAACGCAGTACAAACTACTAATGGTCTTAAGGCTGAACTTAAGTCAGGTGGTATTTTAAATTCTGCTGCACCTTATGGTTTTGATACAGACGTACTTACTACACTATCTAATCTTACTTCTGCTTTAAACAAAGCAAGAGCACCAAAAGATTACTGGATGTGGTTAGGAACTTCTGCTAACATTAAAATGGATAACGCTCTTAACGGATTAACTAGTGCAGGTTTAACTAGTGCTAGATTCTCTGTTGATGGTAAAAACATTGACTTAGGTGTTGACAAGTTTAGCCTATATGGAAGAACTTGGAACAAGAAGCAATTATCTATCTTAGATCACAATGAACTAGGTTCTACAGTAACTGGATCTGGTGAAATTTACCTTGTACCAACTGGTCAAGTTAAAACTGCTCAAGGTGGTGGATCACAAGATTACCTACAAGTACGTTACTTAGAAGGAGATGGAAACAACTTCTCTTTCAGAGAAACTTTGACAGGTGGACTTGCTCCAACTCCAACTAGTGCTGATTCAATTCTTGACGTAAACTACCAGGCTATTATGGGTCTAGAAGTTTTAGGAAAAGAACACTGTGCACTTGTAACAGGATTCTAAGAATCTTATATTAATTCTAAGAAGGGGGGAGTTAACCCTCCCCTCTTTTTTATAAAACTTCAACAATTATGATTAAAACAAAAGAATACAATAACGTAAAAACACCTCCTCAATTAAAAAGAAACGAGGTAAAAGTGTTTCAATATTTAAATGTGAAGCCTGACAAACAAAACCCAGGAAAGGTTATTATGCCTTCTATTCACATGATACCAGAAGTAGACAGGGTATATGACAAAGAATCAGATGACTATATAGATATTGCATCTATTGGTTCTTTGGGTGTTGGTGGGAAGCCAGTATTTAATACAATACAGTTTACAAAAAAAGACAGAGGATTATTGGCTTTAAGAGGTAATAAAACAGGAGACAGAGAAATATACCAATATCTTATGATGTCTAATTACAACGCTTCTAATCCTGATAGAGACACTAGCGTTGTTCCATTATATAAATTAATGGAGCCTAAAAAAGAGGCTGCTGATTCTAGAAAGCAAAGAACTTTGAGAAGAGACGCTATGAATGTCGCTGCTGAACTTTCTGCTGCTGAAGTAAGAGAATTTATCGCTGCTTTAAATAAAGATGAAAAAAGAGATATTTCTATTCTTAGAGATGAGTTAGAAATTATGGCTGAAAAAGATCCACAACAATTCATAACATTAAGTAAGGATAAAAATAAATCTATTCAAGCAACCT